TCGTACTTGTATCGAAGAGCACCCGGAAGTTTCATCAAAATCTTACGAGTGATGTAGCTTCTTGTTTTCACTCCAAATTCCCCGCGGGGAAGAGGGAACAAAAACGTGAAGGCACAGAAGTCATCGCCCTGCGACAGGTCAGCGCCAAGAGAACACGGCAGATCCCAGAAATACCGCGGAGAATGCGCGATTGTTTCTTCGTAGGTGAAGAAGTAGGTAAAACCCTCCATCGGAATACCGAACCGTTTTGCCAAGATGTCGTTTCGAGCGGCGGGCGCCTTCTCGGCGCGTTCGACATCAAGCTGGTACGTATCATAGGTGACCGTACGGCCGATGTTCGGTTGCGCTTTGACCCACGTTGCAGGGTCAGCAACTTCTTCCAACTCATCTAACTTGTAATGCCAGATGGAAACATGGGGCGCCGAGTAATCACCCTTCAAAATCTCCTGCAACTCCATTTTGATGGTGTCGCCAGAGCCATTTCGGACAGTGCCTTCAGAACTGATAGCAAGAATAAGGTACTCGTCCTGCTTTGATGCGCCTTGCTCGATGGCGCCTACAACGTCCTCGCGAATATCACCAGACAACCACTCGTCGACCGTCGCGACCTTCGGCCGGAGCCCCTGCAGCTTCGCAATGGTCATCGGACGGATCTCGAGAATCGAGCCCGTCAAGAAGTTTTCAATGCCCTTCTTGGTTGCGGCGAGCTTCTGTCGCAACGCGCGATTACCAGTGGTGTTCTGCATCGACCCCTGCGTCAGAAACTTGAAGAGAGGACCCTTCGCCCGCGTGATCGCGGTACGAAGCGGTGCCATGACCTCTTCAGCTTGTTTCATCGTAGGAGCGGTTGTGATTTGATGAGTCGTGGAGGTATCGACGTTGAGGAAGAACGCTTGAATGCACTCGGCGTACATCGATTTCGCAGCACCACGAGCGACGATCAAGAACTGCTTTTTGGTTAAGCGTAGTTTGATGGTCTTGGTGACATAGTGGCCTTCTTCGCCATTATCACCAGGTTCCCATACCGAGCGATCGACGTAGTAGAACCATCCGAAGATTTGCTCGGCCCATAATTTGAACGTCGGAAGCAGATGCAGATCAGTTCCATCGGTGAGCGTTAACTCACCTTCACAATAAGCAATGAAACCGTTGACCGCTTCCGAGTCATACCAAATTCCGGGGTTGGCGATGAGCGCATCGATCCGGTTCATCTCCGCCGAGACTTCGCGGTTGACCGGAATTTCGCCCCGGAGGACTGCATCCCGAAACAGACCGTAGTAGTACGGCGTAGCCGTGTTCGATAGCGTCATCATTCACCCCTTTCAGTAATCGATGTTGAACGCGATTTTCTTATCGCCCCAAGCGACAGCAATCCTGTTGAACCAGAGACTCGAGGGCAAACCCTTACTGGGAGTGCGACCATTGACATCGGGCCATGCGTTCTGTGGCATTGACATCGCAGCTGCAGACCCCGCTGGACCTATCGTTGCATGTGGAAGATAATTCGGAAACTCTGAACCGTTCCACTGCTTCACTATACTATAGGCGAGAAGTAGTTGCGGAGTCGGATAGAACATCAACGCATCGACAGGCGGATCCCCTAGTTCCTGGATCCCTGTAACTGGTAGACTAAAGGCTCCGGTGATACGAGAAGCAGAAATCGCGTCCTTCGCCAAGTCGTTGAACTGGCTGTCCTGTCGATTACCTATCGGACCCCACACCAATGTCATGTGAGGAAAATCCTGCTGACACCACGAACCATCAGATGGAAGGAACGCGATCATGTAGGAAGGTTCGTTGCCGGTCATGCTAGACCTCCAGTCGCGACCTTCTTGGCGATCGTCGACGTGACTTTCTTGGCGATCGCGGTCTGAATCTCGCGCTTACCAATTTCCAACAGCGTTGAGGCGACCCACCGCTGAACGGGAGGCCTCTCATTGACGGAGAGTCGCTTAAACTGCTGCTCGAGGTTCATTCTATTGATCGCAAGCTGCAGCTCTTCGTTGGATAGCGCTCGAACCTTGCCCGTTTTGGCTTTGGCCCGGATATCCAGCGATGTCTGAGCATCTTTCGAAGCAGGGACCTTGGGCTTGTGATGCCCCCACTTCATTCCCTTGACACCGAAATGCGCAAGGATATCCTCAACGTCAGTCATGTGAGTTACCTCCTCTCCGCCGAATGTTTTGGTGAGCAACGCTGCGAATTCGTAAGCGAAATCCTGTTCCCATTGATTCTCGTCGAACTCGGCGTGCTTGACTGTCGGCACCGTGAGCGCCATGGGGAAGAGGCCACCCCAAAAATCGCTCTTGTCGCCCATCATCTTGCCGTCGTCCTTGAAGCCGAGCTTTTCATAAATGTGACGAGCATCCGGAGAATTGCCCGGGACTTCCAGCGTTAGTTTCTTGATGCCTTCATTCTGGGCGTACTTGACAACGCCCTTCATGGCAGCAGACGCGTAACCTTTACCTCTGTACTTCGGCTTGACGCCAATCCAGTTCAAGTACAGTTCGTCTTTTGAGGTTCTATTGAAAGCACCATCTCCGACGCTCTTGCCGTCCTTGTCCTTGAACGAGAACGTTTTGAACTTCTCTGCATCTGCCGCGTACTTCGGCGACACTCTGCCGATCAATCGCGCGAGAGCAGACGGCGGGTTTTCGTAAATCGAAACTGCATCGCCGCTTTTGAACGTGTGTTTGAGCACCAACTTAGGCTGCTTCTTTTCACTGGCGGCCCGGTCTTTACGAACGCCCCAATGCATCCCCTTCACGCCAAAGTGAGCGAGGATGTCCTCTACTTCTGCCATCGTTGCTCACCTCGACGCGATCCAGCCACCGGTTGTGGCTCCATTCATCTTGTGTGGATCCCATGTACTCCCGGAGTACACCTTGGCAGAATGCTGTACCCAAGCTGAGCCATTCCAGACTTTGGGTTTACCGCTCCTGCCAAGAGCAAAAGTGAAACTAGGAGGATCCGCGGACACGGCCCAGTTCCCGGACCGAACAGTTTCAACACCGCCCCCAGCAATGTCGTGAAACGTTGAACCTACACCGTCTGCTTGCGGCCAATGAGCGAAGAATTGTGGCGTAGCCGCAAGAATATCTGCAGAGCTTCTAGCGAAGAGAGCCGCGATCGTAGAGTCGGACAACTCACTCGTGAAAGCCGCTAGGCACGCAATGTTGCCTTTGAACGCGGCGCCAAATTCATCACCCAAACACAGTCGAGTGATAGCCGATCGAGGGGCTTGCGTCGTCAGCGCGTCGAGATGAGTCCACGACATCGGGTTAGTGCCATCGTACACAGCCCAGTGAGCTCGAGGAGCTACTGTTCCCGCGGCTTTCGATACAACGAACCAGTACCACTGGGCCGGATTGCCGAACGACGGGATATTCGTATCGGCCTGCTCGCTCAAACACCACATATCCCCGTCGACATACAGCCCACGGTGACTGAAATTGCTCGCGTCGTATCCTTGGAAGATTGTTGCCGATCCACCGAAGAGATTCGGCGCAAATAACGCTGCCGTGGTGTAGGCGCCGCTTCCCACGCCCCCGGCAGAAGGCGAGGAAATACTGAGGTGGCACGTCTCAGCCGAGGCGCCGTACAAACTCATGAGCTTGTGTCGATCCAGACGTCTCCGGTCGTCGGAGAACTGGGAGCGCTGCTGGCGACGGTGATCTTGGGGCCGATGTAGCTCGTTCCGGCGGGACCCGTGTCTCCGGTATCGCCCTTTGGACCTTGCGCACCCGTGGCGCCTGTAGACCCTGTCACTCCCTGAATTCCTTGGGAGCCGGTGTCTCCCTTATCGCCTTTGTCACCCTTGGGACCTGTGGCGCCTGTCGGCCCTGCAGGACCAGGCACACCTTCAATAACCGCGTCGGCAATCATCTGCGCTATGCGATTGTGATTGTCGAAGACGGGGAGGAGTGAGAAAACGCTGACGCCATTGCCAATCACGAACTGTTGCGTATCACTGATGACGCCGATCTCACCATCGCGAAGGACGGGATTCTTCGTCGCCCATTCGGAGGCCACGCCTCGCTTCATCTGAAAGAGGAAACTTCTCACGGGCTACCTCCGTCGAGAACCTCCACGTCGGGAGACGGATCGGGATCAACCCACGCGATGCCTTCGCGTTCGACGTTGATGCGCCACGCAAACTCAGCGATCTGAGACTTCATGGCCTCGACGTGGTAGCCCGTGTTGGGTGGATCGAACAACATCCGGACACACAGATACATGTACGACCGGATGTTGTTCTGCGGGAGACTTCCGCCCAGGAAGGTGGACCACAATGCCGTGCTGTCTGTGATCATGAAACCCTGCGCGGGCCCGACGCCCAGTTGATGCAGAGTACTGAACACCGAGTTGATGTGCATGAGGATGTCTTCATCGAACTCGTGGTGATCCGCAGGCAAGTTGAGCACCTTCTTCACACTATCTAGAATGCTGTCGATCATGGCTCACCTCCCTGGGCTACCATTTTGACCGAAAGGTCAGGGCGATGGGGTGAACGGAAAGTCGCCCTCGATCTTGACGTGCGCCGTGCCGCCAGCAGTGGCGCCGCTCTGCTTGAGAGAGTCGACCTCGGTCTTGAGATCCCTGACCATTGAGAGCAGCGTCTCGAGCAACGGCTTCAGTTCTCGGACCGGAAGTGTCCAGCCCGAGTCCATGTTCTTGAAGATCGCGTCGACGTTGGCAGTGCCGGTCTGCGGGTCACCCTCGCCGTTCTTGCCCTGACGATCGAATGTGTAGGCCATGAAGGCCCTGACAATGCTCTGCTCGTCCATGCTTCCTCCTGATTCGATGCCGGGCCAGTGGTCGGCCACGACAGAAAGGTCCCAATGTCCGCCGCTGTATGGCGGATCGGCGAACTGGTGTGCCACAGTCCCGTCGTACAGGCTCTCGCCAATGCCTGGATAGGCGGCGATCCACCAGTGTGGCTCTGGAACACCAGCGAAGTGGAACTGATCTCTGACTGTGGGCCACAGGCTCAGGCTGCAGTAGACAGAAGGATCGGCGCCAGCGGCCCTTCGACGCATGACCCACCCGGGAGCCTGATCGGGATTTGCTGCACCCTTTTCCACATCCAGAACATCGCCGTCGTTCGTTGCGGGATTGAGAGCGATGCGAACGTGACGCGAATTCGGGAACCGATCCCAAGCAGAAGACGCCCACCGTGGCACGCCGTCGATGTATCCCGCGATGAAGTCCCACGGTCGACCAGTTTCCGGATCGTTGACCGGAATGTCGGTCGGCGTGACACTGTCAGCCATACGTCGAAGCGCCATTAGCTCTCCTGGTTGAGGGCCGACTCCACGTGCCGAGCGTCGAGCTCGCTGTAGCCCGCGGCGCGGACGCGGAGGGCGATGTTCTTGTCGCCCCACTCGCCGAGCCGGGCGGACTCGAGGACCTGGGAGGCATTCGGACGGTAGGAAGCCGGAGCGCCGTGGGCCAGCCGGTCGTTGACGATGGTCATGACAGCCGTGACATCGGCGCCTGCCTTCTCCAGGTTCTCACGGACGACGTTGAAGTCGCCGAACCGACCGTGCAGGACATCGTTCGCCACCTCGTTGTTGGCGCGCTGCTCGAGCGTCCGGGTCTCCTCGGCGGGGTGGTCCTCGGTAGGGCCAACAGCGCTCTGGATGGCCGCGGTGTCGTCGGAGACCTCGGTGGGGTTCTGCTCGGAATCCTTGGTGTTCTTAGCAGCGGGCATAATGATCTCCTTCACCAGAGTTTCGTATCGCCAGGGCTTCGGGGAATGAAGTCTTTCAATAAAAGACCGTCGTCTCCGAAGTGAATCGCGTTGTGAGTCCTCAGAGTTGTACAAATCAGATTCTCAAGATCGAGTGCCATGGGCGTCCCGTACTCGAGATCTCGTTGCGTAATCGGATTCATATGATGCACGATCAAACCCGAGTGAATCTCTCGTCCGGGGACGCCCAGATCACAAGCTCCATCCCGAGCGATAACATCTCGACGAAGAAGTCGCCACGCTCGAGACGTATAGAATTGTTGATTGATCCAACGGTTGTTGCCGAACGTTTCGCAGCCGACTTGCCCTTGGATGCGCAAGTATTTGTATCTGTCTTCGAAGGTATCATGCTCGATGAGTTCCGAATACGTTCTAATCCCGGTATTCATCGTACTCAGCATCTTCGATTTCAGCCGGTTGCCCGCTGTATGTACGCATGGCCTTCAGCGCATCTTGAATAAGCTCGCCCATCTGCATCTCAGAGATCATCTGCTCGCGTTTGGTCTTCGCAAGTTCGATCTCGTGCTGCAGCCGAGTTTGCTCAAGCTTCTCTCGTGACGAACCAAGCTTCAAGAAGTGAACGACAACCATCGATGACGCAGTTCCATCTTGAATTTGGCGTTCAGCAAGGTCCGCAGCTGCGTTGATGAGCTCATTCTCTCGCTCTTGCGGCGTTCTGGCCGGCGGACGAGGGGCGCCCGATTGTTGCGGGGTACTTCTTCGTCTGGCTGGCACAGTTTAGACCTCCTTCCATGCCACTTCTCAAGACCCCCGGAGCAGAAACATTGATGGAAAAGTCCCTCCGGGGCTATTTTTGGGAGCCACGCGATGCAGAGGGGGTGCCGCATTTACGAGACCCCCTCCCCCTACTGCAAAACATAGAATCAAGCAGCAAGATCGTCGACCCAGTCAGGAGGAGCCGCAACCTTTCTGTAGATTCCAAGAACATTCTCTTGAACAATCTCATCAATTGCTTGTTCGATCGCAAGAGATTGATCAGCATCAGACAACTCAGTAGACGACATGGTGCAGCGGGCTAGGAGCTGCGGTGTGTAGTAGCCTGCTCTCTCGTCATACGAACTCCATTCATCGTACTCAGTGAATGGATTGTAGGGATTGTCTATTGTTGTTAGCATGTGCACTTCCATCGCTCTCCTTTCTACAGAGCTGTCTTCAATGTACTCAAAGACACACCAAGTTGATCTGCTATCTCAGCTTGAGTGTAGCCAAGGTTGTCCATTGATCGTGCACGATCTAGCATTGTTGTTGTCATTTTGATCTGTGTACGTGGTGTAGCCAGTTCCTTGATGCGATCTTGATCCGCATTCAGCAAGACCTGCTTGAGTACGTTGTTACTGACAGCGCCTGCTTGGATGGCAGCCCACTCTTGATCCGTGATGTTGATACGCTGCTTGCCTGCGCCTGTACGAACTCTAGCTTTCGCAAGTTCTTGACCTTGAATCTTCTTGAGTTCGATTCCATCCATGTCAGGATTAGCGTCTTGTCTGGCACGGACGGCGGCGTTCGCTATGAGCTGGGCTTGTCTTTCAAGAGGCGCGTTTCTCTGGGCCGTATCTAGTTTGGCACGGAGGGTTGAAACTTCATTCGCATAGGCGATCTTCGCCGACGGGCTGTATGGATTAGGCCTGGTGTTGACAGCAACCTGTCTAGCCTTGTTAGCCATGTCCTTCAGCTTGTTGGCATGGTCTGCATAGATGCGTTCTATAGTCGTACCTGAAGACAAGCTGTGTGCGTCAGTGGTCTCGGCAAGCTTAGTGGAGCGCTCGCCACGAAGTACAGTACGGCCACGCTTATCCACAAACGTGGCGCCCGTATTGATGAACACCTTCTTGCCGGTGGCCTTGTCGACGGCGCCGCCTTCTGCAGCAGGGCGGGCTTTTCTTTCAGGAACATGGATGTCGGATCGTGCACGAGAGATCAACGTGGAAGCACCGGCTCGAGGGCCGCCTTGATATTTGGTCTTGAGCTGAGCGATGTTGTTATCGAGCGCCGATTGTTTCCAATTCAGATTGTGCTTTTCTGCATCGATGACAACCATGGAATGCCGGACAGCCCGAGCAAGCTCTTCTTGTTTTGCACCATGAATAGTCATATCAGTGATGAGATTCGAGATCTCGCCCATTTGTGTAGCTTTGGTTCGAGCCGACATACGTTTCATACCCTCATATGGTGGATACGAACGTTGCGGATCGAAGCCCTTCAGACCGTCCAGTGCAGGTGCGGTCTTCACGCGGTTTTGATTATTGGGAATGACCAGCACGGTATCGCCATCGAAGTCTGCACCGGACAGACGTTCTGCCACCTTCGAATGAATACCGACTGCGTCTTTCGCATTTCCCAAAGCACGCTTCGCTTCAGGATGATTGTTATTGACCGTGAGTTCTGGAATCTCGAACACGCCACCATGAGGATAGCGCACCAAGGCAACCCGTTCGCCGTTCCTAAAGTTGGGCGCGTAAATCTGATTCTCAGGAAGC